TCTTGTAGTTGCGAGTAACGCCCACGAAGGGGACGCCGCTAAGCAGTTTAACCGGAACTAGGCCGTAAGGGCCGTTAACAGCGGGGTAAGCCATGTTAAGCTCCTATTAAGTTCCATTTCCAAAAGTGACCTTAGTCTTCCTGTCATTAAACAGGGGCATACGCGGGTCATTTTCTCTCATAAGGTTGTTGTCTACAGAGGCCATCTGCGAACGAGTCTGGTTACTATAGTAATCATTCCGTTCTTCAATGAGCTCTTTAGGCGCCTTGCATAGCATCAACCCACCAATCACGACATTGTCCTTGAACCGCTCATTCTCGATGGTAACCAAGGTAATCTCGGGGTGGTCGCTAGCTTTGACCGGCTCCCAACCTTCTCGAAGTTTAGAGGACACGTTAGTGGCATCAACAGTGCCTTGCGTGCTTACGCGCACCCAGTGGAATTCATAGCCCGGCTCCGGGGTAGGCGACGGCAGAACTTCTGGTCGTTGCCATGCCTTGCGGCGGGTTTCTTTCTCACGTGTTTGCAGCTCACGGTTTAGTCTGTTCTCAGCCATTTCCATTCCTCATGTCTAGTGCAACCTGTTTGGCGTATTGTTCGGGCGACAAGCCCAAGCGCTTAGCTAGTGTCAACTGTGTTTGCGTTAACCTAATTTTCTTAGGTGCTGTGCTCCGCGTAGCGGGTGCAACCACATTTGATCGCTGCTTTGTCACTTTCTCGTCCCCCTCGAAGTTCTCGGGGAACAACTTCCGCATACGTGCGTCAATGCGCTCGTAGTATTCATCGCTGGTGGGATCGACTCCATCGTTCACCAACTTGTTATGCAACCCGATTGCGTAGCTGGTCATTTCGACGTCTTGGTTAAACCAAGGGTTCGCCTCTTGCCATTTCTGCGCTTTAGTGTCTACGACACTTGCTCGGGCGGGTTCAGGTTCCATTTGTACAGGAGTTTCTTCTTCCTGTAAAGGTGGTAACTTGAAATTATTTATTTTATCTGACTTAGATCTGACAGCTGCTAGCGCTTCTTGCGCTTCCAGCACAGCATCTGGGTCGCCAGACTCATAGGCATCACGATACGCTTTCTAGCCGTCTCGTACTCAGAAGTGACAACGCGCTTGGCTTGCTCTAGGAGAGCTTGCTGGCTCTTGGACATATCGCCCTTGAGTGCTTTGTTCTCCTCAACAAGTTTCTGTGCCAGTCGCTCAAGCTCCTGACGCTCGCGAAGTGCGGCCTCTTTAGCACGTCGTTCGTCGTGGTAGCCCTTACTGAAGTGCTTGATGCGCTGCTGAACTTTCTCAGAGTACGCTTCCAGCTCCTCGTCGGTGACTTCCTCCGGCGGATCTGACGGCTTACGGCCGCGGTCGGCTTTGGGCGTGTCGTCAATGATCTCAAGTTCTACGTCGTCTTCGGCAGGCTCTTTCGCAGCCTTCTCCGCAGCTTTGGCTTTCTTGCCGCCAATGTCTACTTCGAGTGCACTAGACGGCTCAATCTCGAGGCCTTTCTTCTCTTCCAGATCACCCTCTGGAAACTCAAACTCAACTTTCTGAAACGGCATACATCACCTCTTATGCGCCAGTGATTCCACGAGGATCAGCGATAACTGCCTCGATGGAATCGTCGTTCATTAAACGGAATTCTTTTCCGTTAACCTTAAACCGCGTGCCGGTGTTCATGCGGAACATAACGTAGTCCCCCACTTTGCACCACGGGCCCTCTGGGAATCGGTCTTTGTCGGCATAGGCTTGGTCGCCCATGTCTACCACCGCACCCATAATCGAGAGGATAAGTTCCTTTTGTCGGGCGTCGGCCGTCTTGATAAGTCCGGAGCCTTCATAGGTATCTTCGATTTCGGGTAGGGCTACTAAGAGTCGATATCCTACCGGTTTAGGAAGTTGAGCTTCCCATTCCGCATCAGTCTTTACCTGAGTATCAGTCATCGTCGTTTTCCATGTAGTTGCGCGAGAGGTCTGTTACGTGAGAAATACAGGCTTCGAGACCTCGAACTAAGCCTGTAACTTCCTTGTATTGGGCGAAGTCTTTAGCTCCGCCCGCTGCAAGAAATTCTAGTGCTGCGGATTTATCCTCGTTGAACTTTTTGATGAGCACGTCAAAGACGGTTGTAGCCACGGTTATCTCCTAGGGTTGTTGTCCTTCATCGTTTTAAGTAGGTCAAGGTCTAGCTTGGTATTGTCCCGTCGGCGGTCGGCGGCGAGCTTGGCTCCCTGCTTCTGTGCCTCGAGGTCAATCTCTTGCTGGTCGATCTTGAGTTTCTCCGCTTCCAGAACCATGTCGGCTTGCGCCTCCTTGGCTTTCTGCTGCAGCTCAGCTTGTTTGAGCTGAATCTCTGCGGCGTCTTTCTGGGCTTTACGCTGAACTTCTTGCTGCTTGACTTGAAGTTCGGCTTGCTGGAGCTGGAACGCAGGGTCTTGCTGTTGCTGTTGCGCTTGTCGCTGAGCAGCTTCTTGCTGATGCTGCTTCGTCAACTGCTGGCCTGCGTCGGCAACTAGGCGAGCCAACTCTACCTCGATCTGCTCGGGCAACTCTTCTCCCGGCGGCGGCAGTGGGGCACCTAGTTTCTCTTCGATCTGCTTGCGATACTTGAACGCCAAGTGCTCGGCTAAGTGGGCCTGTAGTGAGGCCATGATTTGCTGGGCTTGTGGGTTCTGTCCGATGGTTTGGGCAATCATAGGGTCTTGCATGAACGCGGTGTGCGTGGCCATGTGTGCGTCGTGGTCTTGGTAGATAAACGCACGTATGGGTTTGCCTGTCAGGGCATCCATGTTTTCGCTGACCGGGTCGGTCGGTTTCGCATCGTCCCGTGTTGGGACTAGTTTGTCGGCATTCTTGATGCCAAGTACTTCAATCATCTGCCGGTGTAGCTGCGGCAAGTCGTAGATCTGCGGAGCCTGCTGGGCCATCTGTAGCACAGCTTGGTACTGCACGACACGCTGTGCCATCGTAGAGCTGTTCGGGTCACTGACAGGGATCACGTCGACCATGGCGTAGTCAGCGCGACGGGCGTTCACCTCACCACGATGTGGCTGGTAGATGTACTCCTCGTCAGCATACTCCGCAAGGATCGCCTTGAGTAACTTAAACTCCTGCTTCATGGCGTAGTGTACGCGAGCCTGCACAGCAGCCATGGGCTTGAGTGTACGCTCGAGCAGTGCCAGTGTGGTACCTACTGGCGCGTTGGCAGACATGTCACTGATGTTCATGTCGCTGATAGCGCCCAGACGACGGCCTTCAGTCGTAATCTGGTTGAGCAGGGCTAGCAGAGTCTGGCTAGGCTCTTTATACGGTAGCGGCATGATGTTGTCGCGGATGCTACCTGACGGTACATCGACATCTTTCCACTCACCGGGAGCCGAGGGCGCGTCGTCGCCTTTGATACGTAGGCCACGAGATTTTAGTCCGCCGGGCAGGTTAGACAGTGTACCTGCGTCAACCAGCTGACGTATAATGGACGTACCTGCTTTGGCGTAGCCGCCAATGATGTGGATCAGGCCTAAGCCGTAGAATCCAAACCCGGGTACGTAGGCATAGTGTACGAAGTGCTGACGTTTCAGCATCAGAGGATCGGCCTCATTCCAGTTCCGACGCACGGAAAGAATCTCGCCTGTCCCACGCTCTATAGTGACGACGTAAGGTTTCGCAATCTCCTCTTCAGAATCGTCGAACCCGTCTAGTACTAAGTCAGCGTGCACTTCGTAAACTGCGTAGCGGTTGTCATCAGTGAGCGAGTAGCCGCCCTCTTCTGCCTTACGCTCTTCGATGTCGGTGTGGAACGGTTGCGGCTCGTCCAGCTCTACGTCACGGTAGAACCCAGCGGCTTGCAGCTTGCGCAGCTCGTTCTTGGTTCGACGCATGATGTGAGTGACGCGCTCCGCGGTCTCGATGTGGCTCGCGCCGTAAGGCACGATAACATCTTCTGCTGGGATATATACGGCGGCTTGGCGCCCGATGTTCGGGTCGAAGTACACCTTCTTGAACGCTGAACCAGCGAGGCCGAGGCTGTACAGCATCCGCTCGTGCTCTGGCCGGTACTCGACCATGTTCTCAGTCAGCTCATAGTTCATGTCTGCCTGAACGCGCTTAGCGGCTTCTTGCTTCTCTTTAGTCTCGTCGCCGAGAATTTTGACGCGGACGGGGCCAGCGGCGGGGAACGTCTCACTCATGGTCTCAGCTTGGAAGCGGATCGCCGCCTCCGCTAGGACGGTTGAGTAGACACCACACGCGCCTTCCCACGGTTCTGTGCGCTCTTCGTACTTGAATCCCAGCACGTCGAGGCCCTTCACGAACGTATCGGCCCAGTCCTTGCGGCTCTCGATGTCGGCTTCAACAAGGCCTAAGATGTCCTGCGACAACTCACGCAAGTCACCTTCGCCCATGAACTCAGCGAGGTTAGAGCCAAACTCGATTGGCATGTCGTCTTCGTCGCCGGGGATGATCGTAATCTCCATGGAGCCGTCGTCCAGCACAACCATTTCAGGGTCGACAATCTCAATCTCTAGGTCGGGCTGCATGCCCTCTAGCTCCATGATGCCTTCCGCTTCCTCGTCGATCCCCTCGGGGGCCTTGTATAAACCTTTCTCAATAGCCATTAGTATTCCTCTTAATAAAAGCCACTCTTGCGTTGTTTGAAGTAGCGCTGTTCTTCTGGCTCATCCGACGGCAGCCTAATAAACCCACCTTGCCGGAAGCGCATCAGCGCCATTACGGTTGAATCCACCAAGTCATCGTGGCTCATAAAAGGGAACCCTGCGATTTCTTCTACTACTTCTTCTGCCCATCTGGTAGGTGGCACCCATACTAAACCAGATGCCACAATGTCAGCAACTGAGTTAAGTCGTGCTAGTTTATCACCAGATCCTCTGTGAGGGGTATATTCTGATACCGGCAGGCCCATACGCCGCATTTCTTGGTACAGCGCCGTGCCCGCACTCTTCTTCTCTACGATGAACGCATCGGGCTCCCACTCGCGGTACTCCTCCATAGCCATGGCTTTCAGCTCGGGGAACTCGTAGCGTTTCTTTATACTATTAAGGAGGATGATGTTGTACGCGTCCCGCTCTTCGTTGAAGAACACGCCCCACGTCGTCAGTGCTGTAAAGTCAGCACGGTTGTGGGTTTCTGCCGCGGCATCCAAGGACATGATGACGTACTCGCAGTGCGGCGGGTCTTCCTTCTCCCACATCTGCCACCAGTCGCGCTTGATGAGCGCCGCTTCTTCTGCGGTAGGTTGTTGCTGATACTGAGCGTTCCACTGAAACGCCGGCATCGACGCCTTGGTACGCAGCAGCGCCTCGAGATCGAAGAACTCCGGCCACAGCGGTTTCTCAATCGGCTTACCATCTGCGGTGTTTGTGGCGATAATCGCCGGAAATTCGACAACCTCGTACTGGTCAGAGCCAGCGTTCTTACTCATGTCCGCCACAACCCGTCCGGTCAGGTCGTCCATGTGCCAGCGTGTCTGAATAATCGCTACGCGCCCGCCGGGCATAAGACGTGTCCGTGCACCGAAGGTGAACCACTCGTAGGCCTTCTCGAACACCTCGAAGTTACCGTTGATGACGTCTTGCTCTGAGTGGGGGTCGTCGACCAGCAACAGATCCGCACCACGACCGGCCAGTGCCGAGCCGATACCGCAGGCGTAATACTCGCCCGCCGAGTTCGTGTTCCACCGACCAGCGGACTTACTATCCGAGGCAAGTGTTACCGTAGGGAACACGCCCTTAAACGCATCAGTCGCAATGAGGTTACGCACCTTACGACCAAAGTCTACTGCGAGGTCTGTGGTGTGTGACACCATCATCACTTTCTTGTCAGGGTTACGGCCTAGGAACCACGCAGGATAGAAGATAGATACGAGCTGCGACTTGCCGTGACGTGGCGGCATATTTACGCAGATCCTGTCCTTATCGCCCCGCTCGATGGCCATTAACATGTTAGCCAGTCTACGGTGGTGCTTACCGACTTTATAGTCTGGCTGCATACGCTTGGCAAACTCAATCAGGTCGTCGTACGCCTTGGCGTTAGCCCGGCGCTCGTCCAGCTCTTCAGCAAGGCGCGTGACCTCTGCAATCTCATCGGGGTTGAACGCGTCGATGTTATCAAGAAGTTTCTTGATATCCTCTTCGGAGAATCCTAGCGCCTTAGTCATCGTAGGTACCCAGCTCGGCGTCCACGTCTATCGGCGTGTCCGCTATTATGACCGCATCTTCTGCAGGTTCTGGGTTGATGAGCTTCTCCAGCTTGCTACGCAGGCGCTCGCGAATCTCGTCGCTCGTCTGATGCGTGATAGTCACCTCGGACTTCTCGGCAAACAGCCCAACGTCGCTAATTTTGCCCAGAAGCTCTAAGGCACGGATGCGAATACGCGGGTCGGGGTTCTCAGTCTCTAATAGTAGCTTATTAGTTACCAAGTGGCGTATCTGTGTGGCCGATTCTACGACAGAATGGCTGAATTCTTGCAGTACGCTGTTAGCCAGTATCATAGAGGCAGGGCGGATTGTTGCCGCGCGCTTGTCGTTGACGGTCTTAGAAGCCTTCTCGGGGTTATCGGCGTAGGCTAGGGCTAGGTTAGCGGCGGTATCGCGGTCTTCGGCGACCGGTTCGACGTCCAAACCGTGCTCGCCAAGCTCCAATGCCGTATTGCAGGCAGCTTCAGCTCGCGCTCGCAAGTCAACGTAGGGTACTTTGTCCGAGAACGGAACACCGATCTCTGGGTCAAGCATCAAGGTCATCAAGTTATCCGCAGGTTATTCACCGTTGCGCCGTTTATACACGAAATAAAATTTTTTTGCAAGGGACTTAAATTTTTGCACCGGGGGGTGTTCCTATATAGAGGGGGGTGGGGGACGCGCGGACACGTTTTGCTCTGTTTTGCTAGAAAAAACTAAGTTTTACTGTGTTATGGCGGGGATTGAAACGTATATGGGGCGCTATATTCGTGTGAACTAGTATATATAAGAGATATACGGAATCCTAGTCTGACATTTGGGGGGTGGGGGTACGGTGGGGTCTACGATTCGGCGATTTGCCTGCCCTTGTCTGCGGAAACGGATTGCCACTGATTGCTATTGGGTGGCACATTTAGTGCGGGGATAGGTTGACTTTTACACTACATATTGTTTTAATGGCGCCACGGTTTGGGAATGAGCCCAGCCGTATAACTAAAAAGGAAATACTTATGTTCAAGTACGAAGTCAACCCGATGACCACGAAGTTTACCGCAAACGTACCGCTCGAGGTGCTCAGCCGCATGCACAGGGACGCGGTCGAGCGACTGTCTGAACACCGCAAGGTCTTTATGCACGCCTCGACAGCTGCGGATATAGACCTAGGGCGCGATGGGAATCCGGCCGATATAGGCAGCCTGCCTATCGCGCTCGCTGAGACCTTCGGGGATATGGTGATGGCTGAAGAGATCGAGGAGTTCCTCTTCGCCGCCCTGAGAGAACGAACCAAACGCTAACTAACCAGCCCCGCTTCGGCGGGGCTTTGAAACCAGTTATAGAAGCTGCGCCGAGCCTGATGCCGCGCTGCGCCTCGCCATAGCGAAACCAGTTATGCTATCTGCGCTGAGCCTATCGGTTGCCAGGCGGTGACAGCGTTTACGATGTTAGGGAATACCCTAACAAGTTATGCGGGGATCGGTTGACTTTTACCCTACATGTTGTAATAATGGCCTCACTGAATCGGGATTGGCTCGGTTCGGTTTTAACTATAAAGGTGATTTTTATGAAAAACATTACTATCTCGATTGAAACCCAAGGCGCGATTGCAAAATATGTTAGCGGCGCCAATGCCGCCGACAAAAAGCGCGGCCATATGATTGACCTACTCTGGGCGGACGGCGTGCGCTCGACGCATCTGGCAACGGTCAAGGATGGCGGTAGTAAGGATGTTGTCGCTACGCTAAACGCGGCCATTGTGCTAGGCTTCACTGCAACCGAGCGCCACTTGCTCGATTCGCCGATTAAATCGCTCAAAGAGCACCAAAAAGAGGCTCGGCGTTACTTGCAACAGCAAGTGGGCTCGCGCCGCAACGATATCAAAAAAGCGCTTATCCGCCGAGAAGGTATCGAGGCGGCCGGCGGCGATGCTACGGCGCCTCGCACGCCTAAAACGCCCGAGCAACGCTTGCTGGAACGGCTGGCCGCGCTGCATGATTCGATAACCAAAATCGAATCCCCGACCTTTTCGCCGGTACGCGCGGTTAACTTACTCAAAGAGCTAACCGCTCTCGTCTCTGGGCTCTCCAAGTAACCCCCACCTACTTAACCCCGCTTCGGCGGGGTTTTTTTTTCGCCTCGATTTTTTTGACACC